CATACTCGTGAACCTTCTTTGAGTGCTGAAGGAAAACAAATGGATATAGTTCAATTGGATAACTTAGATATTTTTCATAAAGCATATAGTAAATACGCTCAATATATTATTGATTATATTGAGGATTTAAATAAAGTATTTAATTTTGGGGATGATTGGGGAATTTATATTCCTGAGGTGAAATTTTTGAGTGAAGAAGTTCTTGTATATTATGATAATTTGGCTTTAGTTGATTACCCTAATATTCATTTTGTGGGAGATAGTTTATCTTCAAGAGGAATAGCTGTATCTGCTGCCCAAGGAGTATATGCTGCTGAAGGAATTTTAAAACAAGAAAATTGGGATAGATTACATTTGTAATCATATTTATTGATATGAAATTGGTCCAATTACGTCAAATAATTAAAGAAGAAATAAATAATCTATTATTAGAAAGATTTTTAAATCTATTTAAAAAAGAACAAATCCAACCTTATATTCAAGATATTTGGGGTATAATGCAACGTACTTATGAACCTATAGGAGGATTTAAAACAGCTGATTCTCCTGAAGAACTTTTAGATAAAATAGGATTTGCTAAACTAGTAAGAAAAGACAACAAAATAATTGCAGCCTTACTATATTCAGACAAATATGGTAGGAAAGCAGTAGCAGGAGGTTCAGATGGTACACCTGAAGGTGTAAAAGCAGTAAAACAAATCTTTATGGAGGATATTAAATTTGATAGATCTTGGGGGGAGTTTTCAGGTAAAACAGAATATCTTTTATTAAAATATGGTGGTGTGCCTATTCCAAATGATTTTGCTGAGGAAATTCTAGGTAAAGAAATCATATCAAAAAACAAAGATGGATTCCATTATACTAGAATGATAGGAGGAAAACCATTTGAAAAAATATTAATAGGTAATCCTAAAAGATAAATTTTCCATATATTTATACCAGAACACAAAAACACAACAATTATGAAACTAACACAACTAAGACAAATTATTAAAGAAGAAATCTCTAAAGCATTAAAAGAAAACCAAGACTCTAATGTAAAAAATTTACTTCAAAAAACAAAATACCAATTGTATAATATCCTCCCTGAGGATGTACAAGAAAGCTTAGAAGAAAATTTAGACGAAGACCAACTATCAGAATTTAAAGAAGGAAACTTTACTATTGATAAAGATAGTTTTGGATTTGATTCAATTGCCTGGGATGACATGGGGATAGCTATGTCTTTTAGCAAAAAATTTGATAAAGAAACTAAAAGTGAACTAGAAGATGAAGCGACTTTTTTTAAATTAAAAATTGATGGACAAAATATTGAAGGAATGTTATTTTCATTCTAATTAAAATTTAATTTATAAATTAAGGCTTGGCTTCCCAAGCCTTTTTTCGTATATTAATGGAGTAATGAGAAACACAAACCATATACTAGTAATTCATGGTTTTAATAGTGGGAAAGGAAGTAAATCTGATATTTTAGAAAAAGCATTTGCCAATTGTCAAATTCATTCCCCACAACTACAAAATGATCCTGTAAACGATTTAATCATTTTACAAAATTATTTAAATAAATATTCTGATATTCATGTTGTAGGTACTTCTTTAGGTGGTTTTTCTGGATTGTATTTGGCTCTAATAAACCAACATAGAGATGATTTATCTTTTTATTTAATTAATCCTTCTTACACCCCTTATGATTATTTTGCTGGAAAATTAAATCAAACTTTTAAAAACTATAAAACCAATACCGAATTTGTTGTGGATGAGTATTTTGTAAATCAACTTAAAAATTTTCAAAACTACATTCATGAACAAATGAAAAATATTGTTTATAATATTTACTGGTTTTTTGGAACAAAAGATACTGAATTAGATTATCAACCATTGAAAAATGTTTTATATTCATTTAATAAACCTGTAAATATATTTGAATCCGAACAAGACCATAGACATGAGGATTTAACTCAAGTAATTGAACAAATTAAACAAAATTCAATAATTTAAAATAATATGGAAAAGTATAATCCAAGTAAAAAAGTAACCACAAAAGACGGAACAATTATGTGGGTTTGGGAAGGAAAACTTCATAATATTGAAGAACCCGCTGTTATCCATCCAAATGGAAGAAAAGAATATTATATTCATGGTATCAAATATACAGAAAAACAATGGAAAGAAGCTAAACGTAATCGCACTGGTTTACCTTTCTATAAACAATCTGGAATGAACGTAAGAAACTAAAATATGGCACGTATAGGATTTTGTGGTACCACATCATGTGGGAAAACTACTTTAGTAAATGCATTGTCTGTTCTCCCTCAATTTGAAAATTATCATATTGCTACAGAACGCTCAAAATATTTAAGGGATTTAGGTATTCCATTGAATACTGATTCTACATTAAAAGGACAAATTATATTTTTAGCAGAACGTGCCTCTGAATTAATTTATAAAAATTTAATTACAGATAGAACAGTAATTGATGTAATAGCTTTCACATCAGTGGCTAAATCCATTGATTATTTTCAAGGTGTTGATTTTAATTGTTTGGCAAAAAATTTGATTGAAGAATATGATTATATATTTTATGTTAGTCCTGAAGGAGTTGAAATTGAGGATAATTCTGTAAGAACAACTGATGCTCAATATAGGAAATTAATTGATGAGGTAATTCAAAAAATACTAATTGAGAATGAAACTTACATCAATAACCTAATTAAAATTCCTCCATTTTTGACAACAGAACAAAGAGTACAATTTGTACTAAAAAGTCTTTAGGTTTTAACATATTTATAACAAATAATAAACTATGAAACAATCAGAATTACGTCAGATAATTAAAGAAGAAATCTTTAAAGCAGTAAATGAAAGTCCAAATATAGATATAATTAATAGAAGTCTTAATATCTTAGATAAAGCAGCAGATGCTGTTATTAAAAACCCTACAGGTAATATTACTGAATTTGCTAATACAGTAAAAAAATATACTGCTGATATACGAAAGTCATTATAAATTTTATTATACATTTAAAAAGAAAGACTTGGAAATCCAATCCTTCTTTCGTATATTTACCATGTAATAAGAAAAACAGTTATGACAAACAAATTGACTTGGAACGAAATTTTTAATGAAGACTCAAATGAAGTGGTATATACCACAGGAAGAGAATTTGAAGCTGTCATTTATAAAGAAAAAGATTCACCTATGTGGTCTCTTAAATATACTGATTTTTGGACAGCAAAAAACATAGGGGGGTGTCCTGTTACAGTAAAAAATATTAATGTGTTTTATTTAAAAACATTTGCTCAAAGTGTATTTGAAACTTATCAAAAAAATACAAACTAAAAGTAGTTATGACAAAAAAACAATACCATCAATCCATTAACAAAGAATTTTATTCTTATGTAGAAACCAATTTTCCTGAATACCAAATAGACCACAGTGAAGGTTATGGTAGGATATATTTGATTCCCGTCAATGAAAATGGAGTAGATGGTGTTATTGAATATCACCAATCCGAACATACTCTGTGTTGTTTTAATTGGTCACATCAAAAAACAAAAAATGATATTGAAAAAATGACTCAATTTATTGAAAATCAAATTATTCCTAAAGTTGATAAACTTTTTCAAAATTCATAATATTTATTATTAAATAAATTATGGATAATAAAGATATAAATTTTTGGAAAAAACTAGTAGGATATATAACTCACCCATCAGTAAAATCAGCATGGGTTAAGTTTTATAAAAAAGAAATTGATTTACCCCAACTTAAAAATATCCTTTTAAAATTAGGTTCCAATATATTGGATGATAATTATAAAAAATATATAAAAGGGTTACCAAACGGTATAATGTATCCTGAATCTAGTGGTTCATCTTTATCTAGTTTTTATGATTTTGATATTCAAGATATCACTGGATTAGAAGATGATGAATTTAAACCCCTATACGATAAAGTAGAAACATCCCGAAGTGAAATCATATCTAGAGTAAATTCTCTTAATGAAAAGAAAACCATGAAAAAATCTCAATTAAAAAAAGAAATTAAAGACTACATTTACGAAATTTTATCTGAGGCAGATTTAGACCCTAAAGGTGGTTCAGTAGTAATGTCTAAACAATCTAACCCAACAGATATTAAAAAATATACTGAAAAAGGTATTGATGTGCAATTGAAAGAAGAAGATTCATCTCCTGATGATGAAACTATAGATAAACAAGCCAAAGCAGCAGCTAAAAAAGAAAAAATCCAAGGTCCTTCCAAATTCAAATTTACCAATACAGAATTTGAAGATTTTAAAACTAAACTTAAAAATTTAGTAATTAAAATTAAAAATATGGAAAAAGGAGCAGAACGTGATAAAAAAATGGCTGCCTTAAAACAATTCATTAAAAAACCTGAATTAGTAAAAGCATTTAAAGAAAGAGATGTTAAAATTGATACTGGTGGATTAGTTGGAGAAAGTAAAAGAGATTACCCATTTTATAATACCGTAAAAAGGGGTGATAAAGTAAAATATGTAGGTCCTGAAAAAAATGGATTTAAAAAAGGCGAAACATATGAAGTAGATCATGTTAAATCTAGCTCAACTTTCCAAAAAACAGTTGTTTTAAAGGATGGTAAGAGAAAAATAATTGTTAAAGGAACTAATTCGATCCAACCCTTAGATTAAAATTTTTTAAATATATTAAAAACAAAAAGCTCGGATAAAACCGGGCTTTTTTTATTTTACATATATTTATAGATATATGAAAAATAAATTTCCATACATCTTAATAACTATACTAGCCTTTATAATAGGTTACTTATCAAATTGTTGTAATCCTGCAATCCCAACCCCATTACCATCACCTAAGTCAGATACTGTTTTTATTGAAAAACATAATTGGGATACTTTTGTTAAAAAAGAAATAATTTATAAACCAAAATGGAAACCAGTTTATATACATGATACTATTTTAGATAGTATTCCTATATATGTTGATAGATTAGTTATATTAACACAAGATTCTATAGTTGTCAAAAATGATTCAACTGATATAAAAGTAACATACAACATTTACAGTGAAAATCCCCTAATAAAAATAGAAAAAACTCTAGACTATAAAATCAGATACAAAGAAATTGAAACAATTATAACAAATCAAATTATTAGAAAACATGCTTTGTATGTTGGTCCTTCATTAGGAATTATCCCTAATTCAAGTTATGTTGCTTTTAATGGTTTATATGAAAAAAATGGTAAAACCATATATAAGTTAGGATTAGGATTAAATACTAATTTTAAACCTGTATTAAATACAGGAATTTACTGGCAAATATTAAAATAACATGAGCCAAGATATTAAAGAAATAATAAGACAAGAATACATTACTTGTGCAAATGATCCTTCTCATTTTATGCGTAAGTATTGTACTATACAACATCCTCAACGAGGAAGAATAAATTTTAATTTATATCCATTCCAAGATAAAGTATTACATTTATGGAGGGATAATCCATATTCAATAGTACTAAAATCTCGACAATTAGGAATTTCTACATTGGCCGCTGGTTATGCTTTGTGGTTAATGTTATTCCATAAAGATAAAAACGTACTTTGTATAGCAACCAAGCAAGAAACAGCCAAAAACATGGTAACTAAAGTTAAATTCATGTTTGAAAACTTACCTTCTTGGCTTAAAATAGGTTTTGAAGAAAACAATAAATTAACTCTAAGATTAAGTAATGGTTCACAAATAAAGGCAACATCAGCCAATTCAGATGCAGGTCGTTCAGAAGCAGTATCTTTATTGATTGTGGATGAGGCCGCTTTTATTGAAGGAATTAATGATATATGGGCTTCTGCTCAACAGACTTTAGCATGTATAGAAGAAAATAGTATTATTACTACACCGAACGGTCTGTATAGAATAAAAGATCTTATTTCAAATCCTGATGAGGGTTTTAATAATTTAAATATTTCTGTTTTTGATAGAAATAATGAAATCCAACAAACATCTCATTTTTATAAATCCCCATTATCTATTACTTATAAAATTAGATTTAAAGATGGAAATTATATAATAACAACCAAAGAACACCCATTATTAAATGATAATGAAACATGGATACAATCTCAAAATCTTAAAATAGGAGATAAAATAAAGTGTTATTATAATCATAATGTTTTTGGTAATCGAATTAACTATTCCGAATTTAAATATGATAGTTATAATTTAAAACCATGGTCCCTAAATAATATAGATATGGCTTATTTAATAGGGTTATGGGTTGCGGAGGGTTCATATAGAAAAAATGGTATTAGTATAGCTAATGGGGATAAAGAAATAACTAATTGGTTAGAATCTATTGGATTTACTTATAGTGGAAGAGTTAATTATTCATTAAGTAGAGCATATGTTTATAATATGTTTAAAAACTTTATGAAACTCCCATCTGGAGCTTCTAATAAAAATGTACCATCTAAAATATTATCTTCTTCCAAAGAAGAACAAATAGCCTTCCTTCAGGGATGTTTTGATGGAGATGGTTCATCTCATTCTAAAGGAATATCATATTGTTCTATTTCTGAACAACTAGTTCATGATATTCATATAATGCTTCTTAATTTTGGAATAAAATCTACCATTAGAGAAGTTTTTTGGAAAAAAAATAAATTAGTATCAAATAATTCTTCTGGATATAGATTAGATATAAATAAAGAAAATAGTATTAAATTTTATAATATTATAGGATTTAGATTAAAAAGAAAACAAAATAATATAAATAAAATAAAAAATATAAAAAACTGGGGGGGGATTGATATTAATATTGATAAAGAACTAATTATTAATTTAATTAAAAAAAGCAACCATTCTATATCAGGATGGAATAAAAAATATACTAATATCGAAGGATTTTTATGGAGAAAAAATAAAAATTTATCTAAACAAGCTATTGAGGATTTACTTAAAAATACAGATACAACTCTTCCCGAATACAAAATATTATTAGATTCATATAACTTATTAGAAAAAACATATTATAATGAAATAATTTCTATTGAAGAATATGAAAACATAATAACATATGATTTAAAAGTACCTATAAATACTTCTTTTTTAGCAAATAATTTAGTTAATCATAATACTGGTGGGGGAGCTATAGTCCTTTCAACACCTTTTGGTACAGGTAACTGGTTTCATAAAACATGGGTGGCTGCAGAATCTCAAGAAAATTATTTCTTACCAATTAAATTACCTTGGTATGTTCATCCAGAAAGAAATGAGGAATGGAGAAGAAAACAAGATGAATTACTAGGTGACCCAAGAATGGCAGCACAAGAATGTGATTGTGACTTCTCAACATCAGGGGATGTAGTGTTTTATCCAGAATGGATTGAATTTATTAAATCAACCACTATTCAAGAGCCTGTTGAAAGAAGAGGTACTGACCAAAATTTATGGATATGGGAACCAGCAGATTATTCTAGAGAATATATGTTAATAGCTGATGTTGCTCGTGGAGATGGAAAAGACTTTTCAGCAGCCCATGTTATTGACATAGCAACAAACACCCAAGTAGCAGAATATAGAGGTCAACTACCTCCAAAAGAATTTGGATATTTCCTAGTAGGTTTAGCATCAGAATACAATAATGCATTGTTGGTTGTGGAAAATGCTTCCATAGGTTGGTCTACTTTAGATGCTATATTTGAAAGAGGCTACAGAAATGTTTACCATTCCCCAAAATCAGATCAACTAACTGCTGAATCATATTTAAAGGTATGGGAAGGCTCATCTGATTTAACTCCTGGATTTACTATGTCTTTAAGAACAAGACCATTAGTAATAAATAAATTTAGAGAATATGTGGGAGACCGCTCAGTAACAATACGTTCAAAACGATTATTGGAGGAAATGAAGGTATTTGTTTGGAAAAATGGAAGACCAGAAGCCCAAACAGGGTACAATGATGATTTATTAATGAGTTTTGGTATAGGAATGTATTTAAGAGATACTTCTTTAAAATTTCAACAGCAAAGCCTAGATTATTCTAGAGCTACTCTTGGAAATATGAAAAAAGTTTCATATAATGGTGGATACAATCCAAATCAAGTAAAAAATCCATATCAAATTGAAACAAAATATGGGACAGAAGATTTTAGTTGGATTTTAAAATAATTCAATATTTATAACAAAACAAATGGCAGATACCAAATTATTTACTAGACTACAAAGATTATTTTCTACAGACGTTATCTTAAGAAATCAAGGTGGAAACCAACTTAAGGTAATGGATGTGGATTCTATACAAAGATCAGGAGACATAGCCACCAATTCTCTTGTAGACAGGTATAATAGATTATATTCACCAGCCACAACATCATTATTAGGTTCTCAATTAAATGTCAATTGGCAATATTTAAGAACCATGGTTTATTCAGACTATGATAATATGGATTATGATGCCATTGTAGCATCTGCCTTAGATATTATTTCTGATGAATCTACATTAAAAAATGATTTAGGGGAAGTACTTCATATTAAATCAAGTGATGAAGATGTTCAACAAATTTTATATAATTTATTTTATGATGTATTAAATATTGAATTTAATTTATGGTCTTGGATAAGGCAAATGTGTAAATATGGTGATTTTTTTCTTAAATTAGAAATTGCCGAAAAGTTTGGTGTATTTAATGTTATCCCATACACAGCTTATCATATTGAAAGACAAGAAAATTATGACAAAGAACACCCCAATGCTGTAAGATTTAAATATTCACCTGAAGGTATATATGCTGGAGGTTCTGGATATTATGGCTCCCCTAATATAGGAACATTCGATAACCAACCAGGTATATATTTTGATAATTATGAAATAGCTCACTTTAGATTATTAACAGATGTTAACTACTTACCTTATGGTAGAAGTTATTTAGAGCCAGCCCGTCGTATATTCAAACAATACGTGTTGATGGAAGATTCCATGTTAATTCATAGAATTTCCC